GATACTTTTTTATCAGCATTGGTAGTTGAGTACTTACGAGCTAAAAACATGGATGCGGCTATAAATTATGCCAATCGTGCAGCCGGGGTAACAGTACAGCATGTAGGTGTATATGCACCAACACCAGAGGAAATAGAATGACAAGATTAACCGGTATTGTAGAAAAAGGTTGGGGATCTGAAGAAATTTGGGTATCTAACGACCAGTACTGTAGCAAACTAATGCACTTCAACACAGGTGCACGGTTCAGTATGCACTTCCATTCGCACAAGGAAGAAACCTGGCGCATAATGAGTGGCAAGTTTTTAATTCGGTATATCCAGACTAGCAATGCACAGGTGTTTGAGTACGAAGCAACAGCAGGAATGATACATCACAATACACCGTTAACTCCGCATCAGGTCGTCTGTTTAGAAGCAGGTACAATTTTAGAAGTATCAACACCTGATAGTGTAGAAGATAACTATCGTGTGTTACCAGGAGACAGTCAACGATGAAATATATTATTGATATAGATGGAACTATTTGTTCTAGTACAAATAGCCAATATGAAAAAGCAGAACCTTATGTTACAAGGATCAAACACTTTAATGAACTCTACGACCTAGGCATGGAAGTTCATTACTGGACTGCTCGCGGAGGAAATTCGGGCAAAGATTGGTCAGAATTTACAACTCAACAACTTGAACAATGGGGCGTTAAGTATACCAGTCTTAGTTTTAAAAAGCCAAGTTACGATCTGTGGATCGACGACAAGTCTGTTAATGTCAATGCTTACTTTAACATGACACGCGGTGATTCGCCTCAGCTACCTGAATCTTTTTAACAATATCTTCTGAGCTTAGGGTTCGATGCAGGCCTGGGTGCAAAGGTCCTGGTACTGAGGCCAGTGGGACCCAGGCGTAGCCAATATGCTCGTCATTGAGTTCGGGCACAAATTCATAGTTTACAGCAATAAAATAAGTGTGGTAAACAAACTGTTCATTGCTACTAGTGAACATCTCTATAGGTACGAATTTAGGATCAACTATCTTTCCGCCTAACTCTTCGTGTATTTCTCTATTGAGTCCTTCAACAATAGATTCACCAGGATCAACTTTTCCGCCAGGAATTCCCCAGGTCAAGGACCAACTGCCCGACGACCTTAGTAAGAATAAGTATCTGTTAGTGTCCTGTGCATAGATCAATGCACCGACACCGTTGGTCAAGGAACGAAACTCCAGGCCCCGACGCCGTATCGACCCTCCACGGATTTTGTCCATTGATGATTCTTCCATTTGTATTGAATATTAGTTCGTAGATTAGTTATGTATTTTACACTGGCAACTGATTCACTGTCAAAGTCTACAATCCAGTGTGTTCCAGTATATTCGATTATGTCATTTGCATTGGCAATCAAGTCAGGATGCCCTGCACGATTCCAAAGTGCCGGGCCATCTTCGTCGCCAGTGTTGCCAATTGGATTTAAGATAAGATATCTAGTACCAGCTGGTGGATTAGCCAAGGTGCTGTCGACTGTTACATTTTGCGGATCAATGATGGCGTTAATAGGATCAAGATTGTTGGCTGGTAAAGTATCTACCAGCGGCGAGAATAACAGCGATGTTGGGTCGGTTGGGTGATAGCTGACTGTGCCAACTACAGTAACCCCTTCTTGTTGTAGTCTAATCTGGCTGATACCATTGGTTAACTGTGCATAGTTTTTTAATAGTGTTGCCCAGCTGTAACCAGAACTAGGGGAATACTCAACTGGGTTGTAAGCAGTCTGGTTCTCGGATTGGAAAAGTTTAACGGTGTTTCCAATATACAAAACATTGTAGTTGAATATCGTATAAGATTCTCTACTGAGTAAGGTCGAAGCACCGATATCAAAATCTTCATTATAATGGTCAATGGTACCATTGGATTCCCAGACGCTGGTAATAATCTTTTCGATTACACCCATTCTCTTTACCTTGGCCGGTGCACTGTACCAAACAGGTAATTCAAAAGTCAAGGTGGCAATATCTATAGGATCTTCTGTGCCAATCGGAACACTGCGACTACTAAAGTTAAGATCGTTTAGCGTAATATAGGTTAAGCTGGTCCAGTCAACATAATTATCAGTGCTTTGTATTTCTAAACTTGGATTGAACAGTACAGAAATTTGTTCTAGTAGCTGTAGCTTTTGATCAGTGTTGCTAGTCCAGATATCAACTTTTAATGTTAGGTTGTAGGGCACAGGCATTAGTCTTTCAACTGTGACTGTATCTCCTAGCGTGGCAGTTAGATTTCCTGTTTGGTCAACATCTCTATATCTCAAGTGCATCTTGCTAACAAAGAACGGCTCCTGCATTCTCTTTTGATCATAGCGCATGGCAGAAATATAAACACTCATTGCTGGAACAGTAGGCAATGAGTTTTCACTGTTGTTTCTAAGTATGGTTGCTGCCTGTCTGCTACTGTCACCGTAGTAAATTGGTACCTGTAGTAGTACACTATTGCCGTTATCGTCTTTGCCCATTGCAACCTGAAAGTTGCTGAGCATACGAATAAATTGTTGAAGGAAACGCCTGGTTTGACCTGAGTAAAAATATGAGTTCATGTTTAATTGTAATCGGCTTTAGGTCGTAAAACCTCGTTTAGATTCTGCTTTTCGTTGTGCACATTGCCATTGACATCAGTAAATGTGTTGGTGTTATTAATAAACGAGTTTCTTAATGTCTTATTAGTATCGGACCCATTGGTTAGATCTGTTCTAACGGCATCCTCAACCTTGATCCATCTCTTGCCGTCATAACGGAATAGACGGTTTGGCATGTAATCAACTCTTAGACAGTAGTTACCTTTTTGCGGACTGGAAGGAAATGCAATTCCGGACACGACGGGCAACCCATCTGGTGCAAGACCGTCACCGGTCAAGTAGCCTTTGATATTCTGTGTTGGCGACGATCCGTCTTTTTCATAGTTATGAAATAGTTGATCAACATCGTATCCAGATTTTGGTACTTCTGCTTCGGCCTGCTCTACAATGGCTTCATTGATATCCTTGTAGCGATTATAGGTGCTTAGTAAATCGCTCAATGGATTAGCATCGGGTTCCCCATCGCCGTTGGTATCAACAGTTTTAATGTTCTTAAGTATATCTTTATACTCTTGGCTATCTACTAAAGGATTAAGTTTAACACGCCAAAGGTGGGGCCACCATGTTGGACTAAACCCTTCGCCAGCTCTTGTAGCATCACTGACTACAAAAAATCTCTTTAGGGCCGCTGGTAGATCTGGATTTAGGGTTTCGTAATCAATCAAGTGCATGAGTTCAAGAACATCGCCGTTCATCAGTTTACGGCCCAGTGTTTCGATCATGTCGTTAATGTGGAAAGTCATGAACAATGTTCCCGTCTGCAGGAACAATCCAAATTGCGTCAGGTCAAAGTCGTTGTCGCTTACCTGGTAAATACCTCGGAGGCTGTAGACACTAGAGTCATATTTGCGATCTCTGTTCTCAAGGAACAGTAGGTCTTGGATATTAAGTTCGCTTTGGTTGGCATAACTAGGACGAGTGGCATCCCCGCTGGCAGTAGTGCTAGTCTGGGGACCTAAATATTTGTGTATATGAATTCCGGTTCCGCTAATAGAAAACAATTCTGAGATCCTGCGATCAAAGAACTTGTAATCGTTAGTATGTTTACCGTCTTTCCAAAGTGAGAGTCGTGGCACTATAAATGTCCTTAGAATATTAATTATTTATGGGTTTGACACCCTTCTTGATCTAGTATATAATTGCGCCTATGGATGAACTTGAACAAGCAAAACAGCGTTACCAAGACCTGTTGCCATCAATGACAGCTATACAGAAACGAGAATTTAGAGCAGATTTGGCTAAGTTTAGCCACAATTGTGTTAACATATTAAATGAAATAAGTAAAGAAGAAGTTGTTTGTAGACAACGAAAACATGTTACAAGTAGGTATAACGAATTAATTACATATTATGCAAATGCAGTAGATATGCTAGAAAAGTATGTAATGTTTGCACATCTTTCGGGCGGTTGACCAACGGCCCAAAATGCAGTATAATAATGACAATCACAAACAGGAGTAGGCATGGCTACAGTTGCTGGCGTTAAAATTAAAACTAAAGTTACAAAAGCTCGAAACCCACTTTTCTTTGATGAAAAGTATACCGGTGGCGAGCCTATTTGGCCTTCTGATGCCAAAGACTGGCCCGAAGATCAATTTGATAATTTCCTTCGCCGCAGTTTCTACTATTACAATTACTACTACAGTCAGAAAGACTGCAAGAAGTTTGTAGTAGAATGGATGAAGACCACTACAGAATTTGATCGCGACGAAGTCCGTGCATTTGAACGGGCCAACGATAAATGGTTGCCTATGACAGCATGTAGTCTGATCATGGCACATCGTCAAGGTATGCCCCTTCGTCCTCGACACATTGAGTTTTTGGACAAGAGCATTCTCGAAGTTATCGAGCGCAGTCGTGAAGAACCCGAAGAAGAAGCAAAAATTGCCAGCCCTGAGCAGGTTGCAGTACGCCCTACTATTCAGGACCGCTTGGCTGAGCGCACCAGCGAGCTGATCGGCGAACTGGAAGGCTACTATGACGAGATAGGAACTCCAGTTAAGTTCTACGATTGGCTGGTTAGTAACAATGTCGTGCAGAGTCAACTGACCAAGTACGAAAACCTTTACCAGAAACGCCGTGCTGAACTTACTGAAGCACAGGCCAAAGCCGACCCACAGTTGAAAGAAGCTTATTCACATTACAAGGCCGCTGACTTTAAGCGTCATATCGGTTGGATTGATAGTTTGCTTGAAGCAATTGAGCAGTATCGTGGCGTTAAAAAGGCCGCTAAGAAGGCACGAGTCAAGAAGGCACCTAGCAAAGAAAAGGTTGTGTCTAAGATCAAGTACGCCAAAGAAGATAAAGGGCTCAAGGTTGTCAGCATCAACCCTGCTGATATCGTTGGTGCTAGCGAGCTTTGGGTTTACAACATCAAAACACGCAAATTGGGCAAGTATGTTGCCGCAAGTTACCAGACACTTGGTGTCAAAGGTACATCCATTACTGGATTTGATGCTGATAAAAGTGTTGCAAAGACTCTTCGTAAGCCCGAAGAGCAACTCAAAGAGTTTGCCAAGGCTGGTAAAATTGCATTGAGGACCTGGCTCAAAGATATCAAAGCCGTTGAAGTTAAGCTCAATGGACGAGTTGGTACAGAAACATTGCTGTTGAGGATTGCCTAACATTAGTCCTGTTGCATTTATGCTAAATATTTGCAACAGGACTAGACTTTATGGCTACAATTAAACCAGGACTGGATCCGAATCTCTTGACCATTACAACCGATAACCTCGGTGGCCCAGGACCCATAGATTTTGATCCAACTACAGTTACAAGTTTAACATCAAAAAAGAATGAAATCGTTGATTACATTCGTTTGCGTCTCGGTGACGGAATAGTTGATGTTGAGCTAGACAAAGAACACTACGAGCTTGCAATTAAGCAGGCACTGATCAAGTACAGACAAAAAGCACAAAACTCAACCGAGGAAAGTTATGCTTTTTTAAAGCTATTGCCCGAGGTACAAGAGTATGTTTTACCGCAAGAAATTGTCACAGTAAAGCAGATCTATCGTAGAGGCATTGGCAGTGTTACTGGCACCACAGCTAGCCAATTTGAACCCTTTGCATCTGGTTATTTGAACACTTACATGCTAGTAGCAGGCCGAGTTGGCGGCCTGCTAAACTACGAATTGTTTGTTCAATACCAAGAGCAGGCAATGAAAATGTTTGGTGGCTTCATGAACTTCACATGGAACCCTGCAAGTAAGAAGCTTTCACTAGTAAGAAAAATGCCTACCAGTGGCAGAACTTATATACGATTATCTAGTGTTACTGCTAACGGAACTGCGGCCGGTAGTACAATTACTATTGTTACAGAAGATGTTTGGACAGTTAATGTTGGCGACAACCTTATAATTGCCAATTCAGCTATCGGCGGATACAACGGAAACTATCTAATACAAACAATAAATCGTGCAACAAAGACAGTGACTGTTACAGCCGCTGGCACACTTCAAGCAACCAGCATTACCGGCTTTGACCTAAGAAAAGTCGAAGTATCTAGTCCTTCGACTGATACACCAGCAGAAGTTGTAATGCTTCATGTGTTTAACTACAAGCCAGATGTCATGTTGCTCAATGACCATATGGTGTTTCCGTGGATACAAGAGTATTCTTATAGTTTTGCTAAACGAATTGTCGGCGAAGCTCGTAGTAAGTTTGGTCAACTGGCTGGACCACAAGGTGGCACAACCTTAAATGGTGATGCCCTAAAGGCAGAAGCGCAGGCTGAAATGGAACAGTTGGAAAACGATTTGAAGAATTATGTAGATGGCTCGCAGCCTTTAACCTGGGTAATTGGATAATGAAAATAGATGAAATAATTACCGAAGGCAAAAATAGGAAAAACATGCGTCCTATGCACAAGCAGGCCTTATCGAATTTAACACAATACGATGCCCTTGATAACAACAACAATCCCTATCTGGCCTATAGATTTGGTATTGCACTAGCTTCATCGCCTAGAGGCGACATGGATAAAAAAGGTACAATTGGCAGTAACTTTAACATGATTGATTATACCGATGCTGATGAAGAAATACGCAAAGGTGCAGAGAAAACAATGGGCGTAACACCAGCCAGATCAACAGGCAAAGGTAGTAAAGAGATACCCAGCACTCTAAAAGTTAGCCCAGTTGCACAGCCTAAAAAGAACAAATACGGTGTTTAAATTTTTGACATAAGCTGTATTTTGTATAAAATACAGTTATGTTTGTAAACTCAGAAACTGCCCGTGACCGTTACAGTCACTGTAAAACTTGTGACAATTTTTTATCCGACATAAAAATATGTAAAAAATGCGGCTGCTTTATGCCGCTTAAGGTTACCATTGGCAAAGCCAAGTGCCCAATTAACATTTGGACTTCAACTGCTGAGACTTCAGTAGACAGAAAATATAACATCAATGACTAAAAAAATTATCGGTATTTGCGGCTTTATCGGCTCTGGCAAAGATACAGCCGCTGACTATCTCGTTAACTTTCACGAGTATCGTAGAGAAAGTTTTGCCAGTACACTTAAAGATGCCTGCTCGTCTGTATTTGGTTGGGACAGAGAGTTACTCGAAGGGCGTACTGCCGAAGCTAGAGTCTGGAGAGAACAAGTAGACACCTGGTGGGCTCATCGTCTGGGTATAGAGAATCTAACACCAAGGTGGATCTTGCAATACTGGGGCACAGATGTTCTGCGCCAACACTTTCATGACGACATTTGGATTGCCAGTTTAGAAAATAAGATTAGGAAATCCAAAGACAACATTGTTATCAGCGACTGTAGATTTCCAAACGAAATTAAGGTACTTAAGGACCAAGGTGCACAGATTATCTGGATACAGAGAGGTCTGGTTCCTCATTGGTACGACATTGCTTCTTGTGCAAATCGTGGCGACAAAAAAGCATTAGACTGGCTAGTAAAAGAAGGTATTCATGCCAGCGAGTACTCCTGGGCTGGTACTCAGTTTGCCCACGAAGTTAACAATAACGGCACCATTGACAAGTTGTACAGTCAGCTTAAAAATCTGGCCTAATAGGACCAGGCTTCCAACTAGTAGGTATCTTGCCTAGTTCTTGTTGGCAGTTTAGGCAAATGGTTTTTAAATTTGCCCAATGAATGTTTTCAATGTTGCCGTCTACATAGTAGACATTTGATTGTTCTAGGAACTTAAACTTAAACCCACACTTGTCGCATTTTTCTTTTTTACGATAGCCCGAGCGAAACCAATTTGGTGCCTCGGGCTTTATTTTTCTTCCTCGATGTATGCAACTGGTGCAGGTAGTTCTATAGTAAGGTTTGTCTTTGCGGTAGTAGTTTAAGGCTACCGGGTATTTTTTACAGACTGGG